GTCCAATTTGCCGTTGGATTTGCCGTAGTCCACATAATTGGTGCAGTAATAGCATTTAGTGTACAATTAGTACCATTAGGAGAAGTGGTATTAATAACAATAATTTCTGTAGGTGCAACAAATAATGACTTATTAAAGATTTGTAGAGCTGTCCAAGTATACGGAAGACTAGGATCTAATGCAGTAGAGCTCAATGTTCCAGCAGTATAAGTAAGCGGTCCGCCCAAACTAACATTTGTAAAACCACCAGCACCATTACCGGCAAGAATACTAGTACCACTAGTAGGAGCAAGATAATCAGTACCGGCAACGGCACTAACAATAGAAGTACCTCCAGTACCTCCTTTTAATAGTGCACCAGCAGTAACACTACTTACATTAGTACCGCCTTTACTTATCGGCAATACTCCTGTGGTTCCAGTAGTTAGAGGTAATCCAGTTACATTAGTCAATACACCAGCACTAGGTATACCAATATTAGGTGTTACTAATACTGCATTAGTTGATAGTACCGCACTACCGGTTCCTGTGGTACCAGTAGCACCAGTACCGCCAGAGCCGGCAGGAAGTTGACCAGTAGTCATAGTAGCTAAATCTATCTTACCATAAGCTGGGGCAACTCCTACACCTTTAGCTAATAGTACGTTACCAACACCAATACCAGCTAGTTTACTTAAGGTATTAGGACTACTAGCGTATAAAATATCTCCAACTGTAAAAGCAGTGTGCCCACCTTGACCAGTACCACCTTGAATAGCTGGTAATATATAAGTACTTACTAAACTACCAGCACTTCCTGTAGTGTTTTGGTCTAATTGTGGTACATCGGTAGCAGCAATATTAGCCATTACCATATTAATGCCATCTGTTGATTTTACGTATCTTCCCCCACCACCACCAGTAGTTATATTTGTAGCATTAGCAGAAACTAAAAAATTAATTGCGGCTTGTCTAGTGACTTGACCTGTACCACCTAAACTAATTCCAACTGTAGTAGTAACAGTACCTGCACTACCAGTAACATTTGCACCAAGAGTAAGACCTGCTAAATCTGTGGCCTTAATGCTGTCCATTTTAGCATTGCCGGTAGCATCAATTCGTAAATGATACCCTTCTGTTTTAATATTATTAGTTAGTTCATTAATTGCATCTTGTCTGTTATTTTTACCAGTGCCGCCATTAATAATTGCAATAACTGCACTTCCACCAAGACTATAAGCAACGTTTGCATTTTGTGCAGTACCATTAACATTACCAGTAAGATTAGCAGTAATACTAAGTCCGTTTAAGTCACCGGAAACAATACTGCCCCATACCGCATTAGTACCATCACCACGTAAAATTTTATTTAGTGGTGCACCGCCTGTTAAGGCGTTTAGCGCACCCTGCCGAGTATTAGCTCCAGTACCACCTAAAGTAATTGGTACTACTTGTGCTACATTATTAGCAGTTTCTGCATAATTTGCACTTGCACTTTGTCCACTTATAAGTGAGTTAGCATTACCAGGCTTCCAAACATTAGCACTAGCATTATAGATTAAAATTTGATTACTGGCTACGCCAGCAGTATTAACATCTGCTAGATTACTAAGTTTTGTAGGAATATTAGGTTTATTTAAGATTTGTGATACACCAGTTGTGGCATTCCAGTCACTATTAACTTGTGTTGCTGGAATAGCTGGTTTATCTACTAAATCTGCATAACTACCAGTAATAGCAACGTTTGCTAAAAGCGGTTTTCCTAATAAATCTGTATAGCTGCCACTAACGGCAACATTTGAAAACATTCCTAGACTTTGGTAATTTGCTTTGGTAACAATAGGTGTCCAAGGACTCCAATTATTACTTATATCTCTACGACTACGTATGTAAGCATTTGCGTGTTGAGTACTTTGACCAGAAACTCCGCCTACATTAGGCCAACCAACAAATATCTCATTACCACCTTCACCTCCTAGCGTAAGTATATTTCCATAAGCATAAGGATAATTATTGTTATTATAGGCGCTTCTTAAAGTTAAAATATTTGCTGGTTCTTTGTAACCATCAGCTTCGCCGTCAATTCTTCCCTGATTTCCAGTACCTATAACGTATCCATTGCTTAGCTGTGGCATAGGTACATCTATCCACTCAAGATCTGTTTCTTCTCTGTTAATGCGTAAAAATTTTGTACCCTTAGTAGCATAACTTGGCAGTAAAGCTTTTCTAGCTTCTATTACAGTATTAGCACCTGTACCGCCTTGTGCTATAGATACAATACCTGATAAACTAATATTGACTCCACGACCGCCTGGTGTAGCTGGATCCCAACTAGTTATTGCAAAATTTTCTATACTAAGTGGTGCAGTAGCATTCATTTGAGCTACTGCTGCCTTAGAAAGTTGAGATGGTTCCCAGTAAGAGTCTATTCCACCACTATCTAATGTCAATACCCAGCCCTTCATACTTACGCCAAGTGCAAGAGGCATAATATTGCGTCTAGCATTATCTCGATTCTCAGCTCCGGTACCTCCATATTTTACAGCTAAAGCATTAGCTAAGCCAATATTTGGCCTGTCTTTAGTACCGTTATTTATAATAGGATAGGTATTGGCTATACCATTGTTTAAAACTGGAAATAAAGTTGATATTAAACTGCTTAGTGCTGAAGTAGCTGAATTTGAAGTATTATTCCCAGTACTTCCGCCAGTACCTCCAACATTTGCATTACTACCACCAGAGCCACCAGGAAGACTAAAGTCAACACCAAGCACGCCATTTTGAAAGTTTAAAAAGGCACCAATACTGACGTTTTTTATACCGCCAGTACCGTTGCCCATTAATACATCTGCACCACTAGTAGGGCCTTGATAGTCAACTCCAGCCACACCTGTTTTAACCGTACCAGCATTATTAGCCATTAGTACGCCTTGACCAAGGTGTATCCTACCAGTACCACCTGAAGTAACTGGTACAGCCATACCCTCTTTATAGCCTAGACCAATACTTCCATTGGCTACTAGTGGGCTATTACTAATACTTAAGAAAAAGTCGTTGGCTGCCTCTAAACCAACACTAGTTAGTGCTCCTAGACCGCCTAAACTAATAGTCACCTTGTTATTAGGACCATCGTCAGTAATAAGAATACCAGCACCTTGTGTTAGTTTTCGCTCATTTAGCAGCTGACCGCTGTATTCCATAACCACAAAACTTTCAGTGGTTTTTGCAAGTCCAAAAGTTGTTAAAACATTATTGTCAAGGCTTAGTCCTGGACCTAGTGTTACGTTTTGAAATCCACCGTCGCCATCACCTGCTAGTAAAAATTCACCATCAGTAGGATTTTCATATACAAATGAAGTCAGTTCTCCAAAAATAGTGTAACCTAGTGGACTAGGATCTATATTGGATACAAGTGCATATTTAACATAATACTGGGTATTAGGTATTAAATTAGGTATATGCACCTGTAGGCTTAAACCGTCGTAAACTAAATTTTTATCTAGTGTAGGTGGGTCACCTGGAAATGGACTAAAAGTAGTTACATCAAAACCAGAAACTGTGCAGCACCATACTTTAACAGTGCTCAAATCATTTCTGTTTCGACCACTGTAAGTATCGGTAGGACTACTTATGCTTAAGTTTAAAGATTTAATTCCAGGATTTAAATATGCTTTTACTGTCATAATAATCCTTTATTTTATATGAGTCACAATTACTGTTCCAAGAGAACTAGTAAGGCTATAGTTGTTATTTGTGTCTACGGTTCTACAAGCAACTCTATATTGAATGCCTGCAAAACTTAGCCTTGGTTTAGGGTCTACACCTGAGCCTAAATCAAATTCCATAATATTAATTCTACCAGGCCCGCGGGTTTGAACTGATTTTATATCTGTTAAACCAGTACCTAATTGCCAGAAATCTCCACCACCAGGATTTCTATACACTCTATACTCAAAAGTTTTAAAATCACTATTGTTTAGTAGTTCAAAACTCAGAGGATTAGCGTAAATATAGTGATCATCTAAATAAACATCTATTAGTGGTGGTTCTATGGTATTACTACCAACTCCACTTTTTCCAGTAATAGAAACAGTAACTGGTGGATAAGACCAAGGTCCTGTAATACTACCTGTTGCATTAGAATATCTAACCTTGATTTTATAACCTTTGGTAGATATTAAACCAGGTATGCTAAATGAACTTTGTGATTTATCAACTACGATTACCCCAGATAGAGTGTCGTCATTAAATTGCGCTTCTGCTTCAACAATGGCAAGTTGAATTTTAGTTGCTAATGCTGGAAGTCCGTTAGGATGTCCAATGGCTACAACTAAAGTATTTTGGTATATACCTGGCGATATTTGTACTGCATACAATGGATCACTATCTGTATTAATAATAATTGGTGTTTGAATAATACGCTGTATTAATACATCAGTGTGTGCGCCAGTAATATTAGGTAAAAATACATCATTTGAAAAATCATCGTCATATAGCGTTGGCGAATAGTCTGTAAGTGTAAGTTTAGCAGTATTATTACTCTGAGTTTCAACGGCTAGCACAACTAATTCTTGAGAATCACTATAAGTGGTAGGTATTAAAGTTGTAGTAATTCCAAGCATATATAAGTTATCTACTTGTGGTGGAGTAGATAGCGTTAATAACTGCTCATTAATCGTTATTTCATTGATATACTGAGCCGCGCCAATGGCAACTGGCGTGCTAAAAGTTTTTACAACTGCACCCTGTACAGTTCTAATTCTAATAATGTATATTTTATTAGGTTCTATGTAGAATTCTTCACTTAATGTTAATTTAGTTGTATTAGCAGTAGGATTTTCTATTTTTGTAATTCTGCCAGTTCCAATACCCCACTCAGGAATATCGTGCGAAACTCTTACAAGATCACCTCTGGTACACACTAGGTGTTCAAAATCTACATTAAGACTATAAGTTTCTGGTCTAAGTTTTGCTTGTGCTAAGTGAAACTTAGCTAAGTATATAGCTTGAGCTTTATTAGTTACACCAGGAAAATTTATTTGTTCATAAATTTTTGCTGTTGATTCTGTAAATCCATCTCTGTATACAAAGAACTCGTCTGGTTGATATGCTTTAGACTCGTCTTGAATAGTAATTCTTAGTGCATCTGGTAGTCTAGGCAATGTTTTTGTTGATGAAAATCCCCAACTGTTGTGTGGAGTAAAATATTGAGTTACATAGGGTCTAGGTCTATCAATAACAACAGTCCACTTACCATTTACCAGTGCTGGACTAGCAAGACCAGCAGCACAAATATCTCTAAGCGTATCCATAACACTTTGAGTATTTGTAAGTACATTGTTAAATGCTAATTTTTTAACAAAGCAGAATGTGTGCCATTCTTGTAGTTTTAATAAATCAATTTGTGATGGTACTTTTGTTAGTGGTACAGCATAAGCATTGGCGCAATGTGTAAGAACGTAGATAAATAAACTTGCAGGATTATTAGTAGGTTGATCAGGAACCCAATGAGTACCATTTGATAAAGTATTAACAGGTGTATTAGGATCACTATTATTCCAGCCAGTACCATTCCAATCATATGTTTTTGTAGTTACTAATGCATTAATACCATCTACACTACCATTAACTTTTCCCGTACTTTCAAGTCTAATAGCACTTTTAGCTAAATAACATCCTGGCGGATTATTTGTTGGACCATTATTACTATATCCAGTTAAAGAATTTACCTGTACATTATAAAATAATCGTAAGTCACCCTCTTCATCTTTATCGCTATTTGCTCTACGAACTCTAATATCATATTTAGCTTTAGGTAAATTATAAAACCAATAGGTATAATTAAATGGATCTTTTCGTTTTTCATAAGTACCAGCAATACCTATTGAAAGTTTATTAGTAGTTTGTGGATTAGGATTTAAATCACCACCGGCTATATAAGTAATTCTTAGTGCAACTCTGCCAGTATAAGAATTACCACCAGCACTAAATGGTGCGTCACCTCTACTAATTAACCTTATTTTTCTAGTACCTTTTGTAACATTAAGTGTAGTTGTAAATTTGGTTCCAAAAAAGTTATTGTCAATACTAAGTACAGGAGTAATTTCCGCTACATCTAATGGTAATTTTGCTGTTGCTGTTTTATACGAATCAAGTACATTGTTAGCAAATTTTCCTATAAATCCAGTATTATTAGGACTATTATAATCAGCTCCAGCAATATATAAATTTGCCGTACCTACAACGGCCATTTCAATTGTATAATATCCGGTAACTGGAAATTGTACAGTTGCATTAAAATCCGCAACATTATCTCCAGTTGTAGACCAAATTCCATTATTAATTAACAGTGGTGACCAAGTAGAAATAGTATTAGTACTACTACTATAAGCAGCAACATTACTAAAACTAGTACCGTTAAAAATTAAATTTTCTGTACCTGTTGCATAGCCACTACTTGTTAATTTTCCACCAGCCATAGTTACAGTTACAGATCCAGCAGATTCTTGAACCCAATCTAACTTATTGTTAGTATTATTAGTTACTGTAAGATTAAATCCTGTATAGTTAACATTTACTGTACCTCTAAAATCTACTATTGAGCCAAAAAGTCCTACACCTGTTTTTAAACAAAACTCATATAATTTTATATCGCCTTGCGGTATAAAAGGTTTAACTGCATATAAATAATAGCCGCTAGGATCTGGATAAACCCAGTATAGATTAAAATTTGTAGCATTTGGTGGATGATTAGTATTATTGTCTTGTAGACTTGCGTATGTTACGCCATTATATTTAACTAAGTCATTTTGCTTATATACGCCGGTACTTACCCAAGGTTGTGCTACTGCTGACAAACTTGCAAAATTTTTCTGATAAAAATAACTTTTTAAATCTCGTGGCGGTACACTGCTAGCAGGATCATTAGTTGGTGTTCCCTCAGTCATAGTAAGGCGACCACCTTGACCAATACTAATCACAAACCATTGATATAGTGTAGGATAGTCAGGATTAGTAGTAGTTTCCGGAAAATCAATAGGCGCTGGAATAGGCACAACCCAAGTTTTTGTTTGCTGAGTCAGTAAATTTGAATTAACTGATGTAGCATATGTACCAGTAGTAATCCAATTAGTTTTATTTTCTGTTACACCATCGGCTTGATAATGTGTTTTATATTGAATTTCTATATCTGTTTGTGCAGTACTTATTTTTCCATCTTTTACATTAATTGCTCTACATCCCTGTGGAAATGTAAAGCTTAAAGCCATGCTAGTAACTTCATCAGTTAAACTAATTTCAGTCCAAGGATTACCTAAAGTATCGTTATTTACTAACTCTACTGGCCCACCAGCACTTGCATATACTTGTTGAACTTCTTGACCGTAAAGGTTGTTAAAACTCTCCTGATCTTCTGTGGAATAACCATAAAGATGTGCCGGCGCTAGTTGACTTAATGTGCCTGTAGTTAAGTCATTATAAAAACTAGCAATAGGTATAGTACCAATTTGTAAATCTTCAATTAGCAGTGGACCAAAACCCCAGATTAGTATAGTACTAATATTATTACTATTTTCTAAACTGTGAATATAAGGTTGTGCACCAAGTACCCCTGTCATACGGACTTTGCCTAGGACAACAGGGATGGCTCCAAATCTATTCATCTGGTTGGTTGTACCATTAAACAGATTTAAGGTTCCTGGAGTACCTGGATCATTTACTGGATCGGGCATTCTAACTGGAGCAATTGCATTAATTAATTTGCCGCCAACAAATCCTATTGCTGCTGCTGCAGCTATATATCCAACAGTATATACGGCTGTAGCAGCCATACCTGTAGCACCTGTAAGACCAACTAAAGCGGTTCCCGCCATTGGTGCAAAAGTAGCTACTGCTACAATTAAAGCAACTGTTAATACTGCTCTAACAGCATTTTTACCTGCTAATACTCTGTATGCTACAGTTTCGCCTGGTAGTAATGCTCTGGTATGCCAGTGTATTTTATCAACTGGTACACCATCAACAACTATTATAATTCTTTCAAACAACCTATCACTAATTTGATACTTTTGTTTAATATATACCGATAATTCTTCTAAATTTTTTCCTGCTGCTACCCAGTCGGTAGCTATTTGATTTTGTAGTGGATGTGGAGCGCCGGTTAATTGAATTTGTCGCGAAGAGTATCTATAGAAACCTTCTAGTCTTTTTGCCCATTTAGCGTTATCCAGTGATTCAATTATACTAGTATGGCCTTCATTGATATGTAGAAAATTTCTATTACCAATATAAACGCCAACGTGAGTAGGCTGACCTAAAATATTAAATACACATAC